CCCGCGCCTGCCGTAATAGTCGAGGTGCCTGCGCCTTTGTTCGCGATGAAGATCGTGTCGCCTGCCGAGAAGATGGAGTTGTTGACGGTGACCGTGTTGGCTGATGCGACGTTCATCACCACACGCTTATTGCGGTCACCAGCCACAAGCGTGTACGAAGCAATCTGATCGTTGATAGGAGCATTCGCAAGCTTCGATGCGTCAATCGCCGCCGCCGAACCAATGTTCGCATCAGCAATCGTCCCCCACGACGCATCCGTACCATCCGACTTCAACACCGTATTCGCAGAACCGATAGCGATACGCGCAAAATCGGGACCCGAACCCATCGTCACCAAGTCGCCGCGAGTCGTCATCGTCGAAGCAAACTTGTTCGCCTCATCCGCATCATCCGCCGTGAACACCGGATAGATCGAAGCACCCGACGCGTGCGTCGTCGCAGTCGTATCATCCTGCGCACGAGTCAGGGTCAGCACCGACCCAGAAATCGTCGCCAAACACTTCTCCTCAGAAGAAGTCCCAGGCGAGATGACCACGAAGAACGGCACCGCCGCAGTCGAAGGCCAACCCGTCGTCGCCGCCAACGTAGCCGACGTGTCACCAGCCGACAACGAGTTCGTGATCGTCGTCTGTGCGGCTGCGCCCTTGTACTGTCTACGTGTCACTGCTGGCATCGGTACCTCATCTTACACTACGCATCACCACGATAGCAGTCCCCTCAAAATCGTTCGCATTGTGGGCGTTCACGAGTTGGCGGGCTTGGAACTGCACGTTCTCCACCACCACAGGGAACGTCTCCTCGTTCTCCTGATAGGTCACGACCCGCGGCGTATTCACCAAATCCCGCAGATAACCCAACTCCAAGTCCACGTCCTGCCAATACTCCCGACCCCCAACCTGCAACTTGTGGTGCATCACCAAAGGCACCGTGAAGATTTGGCTGCGCAACGGCGCCGCATACGCCCTCGCCATCCAACGGGTGAGCGTCGGACCCGTCGTAGCCCCAGCAGCACGAGCCAATGTCACCTTCACCTCCGCCTCGAACACCTTGTCCTCCAAACCGTCCAACGTCTTTTCTTTGATGTCGGGGGCGTCAATCACCGTAAAATCCTCGAAGCCCCCGTCATCGGACGCCACCGACAAGGTGACCGACCCAGCCAACGGCAGGCAACGAATGTCCAACTTCGGGATGAACTTCGCATCCGGCACACCCCACCTGTAGATACCCGACCGCAGAAACCCAGACGCGACTAGGTTCGTCGCATGTTTCTTGTACAACCCCAAACCAGCCACCGTGAACACGGGGTTCCCAGCGAACTCGTGCACGTCAGGTATCGCCCCCTGACCCGTCACCATCAAATCCGACGCATACGCAGGCTGATTCGTTGAGATGAACACCGAGATGTCCATACGCCCGATACCCGTCGAAGTCGAATCAAAGTTCTTGTACGAGAAATACACGAACTGCCCAATACCCGCGAACTCGTCTACCTGCGCACCCAACACGACCCTCGGACCTATGATTAGGTTCCCTGCGTCGTCGGCTGAACAGAACCGCCAACCATCCGTCAACCCCACCAACACGTACCCCAGATAGCCGTGGAGCGCGGTGACGATTTCACCGAACGGCAGTTCGGCTGCCACCGTCGGAATACTCAACGCCGTACCGTCAGCCTGAATCGCCGTCTTGTAGATGATGCTACGGTTACCCGCATACCCAGCACAGTAGATGTGCGACTGTCCGCCAGCAAACCCGACCCACTCAAAGTTGCTGTTCGGATGCGTGTACAGCGCACTCGGATTGTTCGCACTCGACCCAGCCGCAGTCGTAATGTTCCACAACTTGTGCTTGTCCACACCCTGACCGCCCACCATCAAACGGCCCTTCACATACCCCAACTTCCCAGCCTCGATACCCGTGATGTAGTTGGATGCCGCACCAGTACCAGCGTTCGTCTGATCTATGTCCCCATCCGCATACGAAAAAAACACGTTGTAGCCGTCCGACGCCACCGAATAGATGTTGGACGCGTTCGTAGAAGTCACCGTCGTGAACGTGGACAGGTCCGTCGTGTACTTCAACGTCTGCCCATCCGACATGTACAGGCGCGTATCGGCGGTCACAAGATACAGGTTGCTGTTCGCACTCGACACCACCTGACTCGTATCCGACAAAAGCGACAGACGCCCCTTCGTCCACACGTCCACACCCTTGCTCGTGTAGAACCGGTACGCCTCGGCGTCAGCCGTGTCCGCATACTGCTGCCCCGCACCGTAATGCCACGACGACTGCGAACGACGCCACAACCCCTGCGGGTTCAACGCCGACTCGCCAGGTTCAACCGACTGGTCAACCGAATCACGCACACGCGCATCAAACGCCCGCGAGAACTGGTTGGATGCCATGTCCAACATGTACGGTCGCCCGTTGATGGCGATAGGGAACACGTCGGGGACGAGCTGGCTCGAACCCGTACCCGTGAAGAACGCGGTCGCTGGATAGAACGCCGCCGTAAAATCGTTCAGGTAACCCATCGGCTACTTCCTGAACTTGATCGGATGCTGCGCTTTCAGTCGCCCCGCTTCGGCAATCACACGCTCACGACGCAAACGCTGAATGTTCACAATCGACTGCGTGATAGCCCCAGCCTGCACCTCATCAGCCCGACGGGTATCGGACTGCGACTCGATGAAGTTCCGTTTGATTTCCCGACCAGCCATCATCCGCAACACCACACCCATCTCCACGATGTCATCACACGTTGCAGGCAGGAAACAGTCGGTCGTCAAATCGGATGCCTCGGTGGTGGCACGCACGAACGGGGCCTTGTACCGCACCCGCAGCGTCCCAGCCATCACCCCTTCATCGAACACGATGCTGTTCCCCGACGCAAAATCCGATGTCGGCAAACCCGTCTGCAGGCGCACTCCGTGAATGATCGGGTACTCGTCGGCAAGGTAACGCAGACGAACATCCAACAACTCGATAATCGTGCCGGACGACGTAACGTTGATTTGCCTGTCCACACCGTTGTACGAGATGCTCGTTGCCACCACACGGAACAAGCCGTTCGCCGTCGAGGACAAGTCATCCAAGTCGGCGTTGAGTGCGTCGAACATTTGTGCCCGCGGGAAACGCGGGTTCACCGTAATCAGCGCACCGGAGGTGTGCGCCGCCGCAGTAGACCCCGCATAGCCTCTCTCGACTGTGAGAGTTTTCGTTGCCGAGTCCGCTTCCCAAACGTAAAAGAGTTCGGAGTCGATTTCGAATACAGAACCAGCACGAAGACCGCCAACAGCGTAAGTAGCAACGAGACTCGTCGCACTACTGTTGATGGTCGCGGATAGTTTGTTGCGTTCCTCAACGACCCCTGCCAACATCTGCCGCGACGCCCTGTTCAGGATCGTCGCAACCGTCGTCATTAGTAGCCTGCGTAACTCCCGTACTGTGCACGAGCCGAAGACTTCATGGTGCGCTTACCCTTCTTGCGTTGGGGTGGGCCCTTGATTTCTTTGGCTGGCTTCTTGGGGGACTTCTTCACTTCTTCTTCCCGTACTTCATCTTCTTGCCGGACTTGGCTGCTTCCTTCTTGGCGGCGGCCATTCCCTTCTTGGTGTACGGGAACTCTTTCTTTCCAACTTTCGGCATGTCACTTTTTCCTTTTGTTTCGTGCGGATATTGCTTTAGCCTTGCTGCGCGCATCAGCCTTGCTGGACGCGCCCCAAGCCTGTAACGACAATAGCAGGCGAGTGGGTCGCCCTTTTTCGTCGCGTTCAGGTCCAGGCATGTTACCCATTCGCGCAAGGAACGATGCGCGTCGAGGATTGTCACCAGACTTCACGGGCGCACGCAGCGTGCCACCCTTGTACGATGCCCGACCTTTGGCGTTCAATCCGCCTTTCGGGTTCTTGCCTTCTTTGCGTTGCCACGCCGGTGTCTTAGCCACGGTACCTCTTTGTTTTTTCTGCAATCTTCTTCGGCTGCTTGACGAACTGCTTGCCCGCCCTGTTGCCTTTTGCTTTCGCACTGTTCGTCGCCGCTTTCTCTGCGGGAGTCAGGGCGTTCCATGCGGCGTCGGGCAGGTAACGCTTCTTGCCTTTCGACGGTTTGCCGTCGGACGTGCGCCACTTCTGCTTCGACCAGTTCTTCAACGACTGCTGGGACTTAGCCAACGGCATTACTTGTAGCCTCCGCCAGCTTTCTTGTACTCGGATGCGAGAAGCTGCGCTTTGCGTGCCGACCATTCGCCAGGATCGCCGCCCTTTGAGCCAGCCTTGATTTTCTTGAACAGACGCTTGCGCATCTCGGGCTTCGTGTAGTTGCCCGCTTCGTTGACCCTGGACTTGGTTTTCTTTTTCATGATTCCACCCTGTTTGACCTATGGACAAGCATAACGCATGGCTGGGCGCATGACAACACCATGGTTCAATCCGCAATCTTTTCGAGTTTGGCAGACCCGTCAATCTTCACCGGCTGCCCACCAGTCTTGCGTATCCGTTTGTAGGCATCCAAATCCTTGTCCAACACCTTCTCCTTTGAGGTCAACTCTGCGACATTGTGACGGGTCGGCATCGCCGCCCCAGACATCCGCACGTGACTGATACGGCACGCAAAACAACCAGGCACATCAAGATTCGGATGCGTCTCCCTGTGCTTCACTGAACCCTGCTAGTAGAAGGTGCCTGCGGCATCCCTGAACGGCATGTACTTACCAGTATAGGCCGAATTGAATGCGATGATCAAGGTGTTCAATCCACCGACAATAATTGCCCCGTCGGGAATCGACGCGATGGCACCCTGTGGGTCGAGGCCCTCGACGTACCCCTCTTGGCTAATGCCAAAATCGTCTCCGCTACCCTGCTGCTGGGCAATGAGGGCCATTACGTGGATGATGCCCTTACCCCAGGTACCGGCAATCGTGTTCAACGCCCCCAGCAACTCTTTGCTGTTCGTCCCTGCCAATTCGTTCGCGGCACGCTGCGACCCCAAACCAGCAGTCCCCAACAGGCGGTTCAAATCACCCTGCAAACTCACGAAATGTACTCCCCGTACCCAGCCGCAGTCAAATCAGAAACCTCCTGCGCGGTCACCTCGTTGTCGTGACCACCGAAATAAATCTTCGTGTACAACGAATCATCACGCTGGTCCACCTCGGAATAGGAGCCGTCTGCCATCTTGTAGACGTTCCTGCCGCGAGGGTCAGGCGAATAAAACCTGAACAGGCGGTGCGCCAAACCGTACCCGTTCGGGTCGGCGTAGCGAACCAGGTTGTCTGTCGGCGGACGAAAAATAGCCACGAACAGATTCTACACAAGAAGCGGGGAGCGGGCCAGGGGAGAACCCGCCCCCCACACTCTTGTAACCGAACTAACTAGTTCAGTTTGCGCCGATGCTCGACGAGGACTCGATGCGACGCAGCGAAGCCTCACGGAAGCGGGCGTAGCCACCCAGCCAGTACCAGCCGATTGGCTGGAAGCGGGAGAGCACGTCCACGACCGGACCGCGCACGACACGCGGGAACGGGCCGTTGCCGTCGACAATCGAGTGCGCCTTTGCGAGCGCCTGACGGCCGACGATGTGCGTGCAGTACACGTCCACAGTGCTCGACGCACCACCATTCTCGAAGTTCTTCGCGCGCGGCGTCTCGATGAAACGCACGCCCTCAAAGGCTCCGATTTCGCCGTTGTAGATACCGGCTGGGTCGCTGTACACGTGCGGGTCACGCCACGAAGCAACACCAGTCTCACGACGGAGGTCGTACGACACGTCTGGGTGGATGAAGCCCATGTACATGCCGTTGAACGACACTGCGTTGGCGCTGCGAAGCGCAGACGTGATCTTGCGAACGTCGTTGGCCTCGATGATGTCTTCGGCCTCAACCGTTGCGCGGCTTGATGGGTTCGTCGAACCGCCGCCACCGTAGATGACGTTGGTGCCAGCCGACAGAACGTCGCGGATCACCGAGTCAACCGAGATGCCTGCGTTGTAGCCAACAATGTTGGCTGCCGCCGCATCTACGTCGAGGAACGAGGTGCCGCGCAACTTGGCGGTTGTGTTGACCGCGTTGCCGTACTCAACCAAAGTCACTTCGACTTGGCTGTCGCTCATTGCCACCGGGGTGACATCCGTATCCTCGGTTAGTGCCGAGGTTGCTGCCGCGATGTCGTTGAAAATGGTGAACTTGACCGACGACCCGGGCATTGCCTGGGCGACGGGCATCACGTCTGCAACTGAATCGAACAGAAGTTCGCTGCGGAGAGCGAAATACGCAATCCGGTCGAATGCTGTTTGGTCAGTCAGCAAGCTACTTGTTTGTGTTTTTGACATTGCCTGTTATTTCTTTCTCCCACAGGCTGGGAGCCCGGGGCTAGATGGTTTCTATTTCTTGCCTTGCTTGAGCCAGGATTTGCATGACCTCGTCTTGATTGCGGGCTTGGTTGATTTTTGCATTCCAATCAACCACCGGGTCACTTGTTTGTGCTCCGGCACCGGCTTTCTGCAAACGAGCCCATGCTCTTTGCTCTGAGTCATCAAGGGATGGTTTTTGTGGCTGAACCAGATTCACTTCTTCGGCTGCCTTTCGGATTGCCTCTGCGGTGATCTCTCCGTCATATGCCTTTACGAAGTACTTGGACATCGGTGAATCAAGCGGGATGCCGGCCTTTGAAAAAGCCAGTTCTCGTTGAAGCCTGTCGGCTTCCGCTGCCTTGTCTCGTAGGGCCTTGACTTCGGATTCCAGTTCACGCATTCTTGCGCGGACCGGATTCTTGTCAACCTGTTCCACTACCTCATCATCGAATTGATCGTTGACATTGGACATGACTCACACTCCTTGTGTGCCCACCCCAGAACCGGAGGTAGCCTGGGGGCTGCAATCACCAGCATAGCATGCTGGGTGCTTTTGTCAAGGGGTTACTGAGCCATCCCTGCGCCGGTCTCGATGGTGCCTGAAGTTGCACCTGTGGTGCGGCCAAACTGTCCGCCCGCCTGGAACTCTGCAAGACGTTGTTGGCGACGGCGTTCTAGAGCTTGGCGTCCTTGAACATTATACCCAAAGGTGGTTCCGAGTTCGTCGGGAATCTCCTCCTCACCGGTCATGCCCTGATAGAGGCCCCTGAGTAGTCCCCTTTCGGTGAATCGCTGTTGGGCTTCTTCCTCGGTTACGCCGCGTTCGACCAGCATTTCTGCTTCGGTTTTGCCCAGCTGAACGCCACCCTGCTCCAAACCGCGCGCTGCAATTTGGGCAGCCTTAGCCTGCTTGACTCGATCTGGTGTGGTCAACAGCGGCTGGGCGCGTTTCGGATCAAGGAAATAGGCGGCTAGGTCTCCATCGCTCACTCCATAGAGCTCGCGCATCTGTTGTTTGACCGCCGGGTCTGCTTCGGCTACTCGGCGGTAACCCTGCTGAACCCGCTCTTGCAGCTCCGAGGGTGATACATCACCCTCAATGAACCCCTGGAAATCCGTGATATCGTCGAAAAATCCCAACGGTAAGCCATTTGACCGAAGAATGTTTCGATACTGATCCTCAAGCCCAAGATATGTGGCTGGATCCAACTCGGCCAATTTGGCTTTTCTGCGAGCTTCGTTGGCGGCGAAACGGAGCTTGTATGCGCTTTCGCCCCTGATGGCGAAAATGATGGCGTTCGGGTCGTCAAGGGCGACCGAGCCCGATGTGATGATGCCTTCAACGGTGCGTTCCAGCTCGGACAGTCCGAACTGTGACAGCAGGACGCGGAGACGGCTGAACGCGTCGGTGCGGGATTGGGCGCGGGCGGCGTTGAACGCATCAAACGCATCGTTGCTGGCTGGCGGGGTGACCACGGCTGGCGGGGTGACCACTTCTTCTTCTTCTTCTTCATCGGGTATTGCGCTAAGTTCCCGAAACACTTCCGTACCCAAAAACCCTTCACCCAAACCCTTCAACGCTTCACGTCTCGTTGCTGGGTCGGCTTGCCGTAAAGACTCCACGATGCCAGCAGCCGTTTCCTCTGGGGTGGGTTGTCTGGGTGTTGGGGCCGCAGTTTCTCTTATTGAGCGCTCCAACTCTTCCAAATCAAACTGGCTTGCGTCAATGCTGAAGTTGCTCATTTGATTAGCCCGAACGCCCTCTCCAAAGTAGACACCACACTAGACACCTGCTGATTCGCTTCGTTGGTGAACTGCCAACCATAGTCCTTGTTGCTTTTTAGCTCCCTTATCCAGTCGACACCAGTCCATGTCTCTCCAGTTGCGGGGTTGATGCGCAATGCCTTCTCGTAAGCTTTGTTGTCTAGCCTGATGTCGTTGACTGATTTGCCAAGGGTCTTTGCTGCAAGCTGTCGGTAGGGATCGAAAATGTCATCCACGGTAAACCCCTGGTCAATTAACTGGGCAAACTGCGAATACTGGATCTTGGCTGCATTCTTGGCTTTCGAAATCAACAGCTCGCTGCTTTGCGGAACGTCGCCCTTGGTTGCCCCGGTCAATGCATCTGTTATGTCTTGGTCCAGGAAGGGATAGTTGTAGGAACGCAGAGTCTTGATTAGGTCCGTGGCTTCGGCCGTTCCCATCAGGGTTTCGTCGCCGCCACGTGTTGCCAGGCGGTCGAACACCAGGTACTTGAGTTCAAGGTCGGTCAATCCGTTGCGAAGGCGCAGGACGGAAAGGTCGCCCAACTCCTTGGTGGTGAGTTGCGAAGAGGCAAAGGCGGTGGAGATTGCGCGCTTTGACGCCTCTATCTGCCGATTCTTCTCTGCCGAATCCAGGGCATCCCACTGGGCCTGTTTCTCCGTGGTCTTGATTGCATACTGAGTTCCCTGAACCTTGCGGTCAAAGGCATCGAGCCCGGCCTGGGTATCGAAGTCGTAGTTACCGGGATTGTTGGCAACGTCAATGAAAAGGTCGATGAGGTCGCCAAAGACTTCCCGGGCCTTTCGTTCGCCTTCGCCGTCATCGAGGAGTTCTGCAAGTTGCGGGAACGACAGCTTGAAGTACGTGCGCCAATCCTTCCGGTCGCCGGCACCATAGATCTTGTCGTATTGAGCGCCCAATGATTTCCGGTTGGCGGGTGTGTCCTTTTTGTTTTGCAGCGTGAGCTGCTCTTTGATCCACTTGTCTCGACCGATGCTAGACGTGGTTTTGTTCGCCATCGTTATGCACCCCCGCCAAGAATCTTGAAGGCGCGTTGCATTGCCTTGCCGACCATGTTGCCGCCGCGGGCTTCGGGCCTACCAAGGTCGGTGGCAAGTGCGCGTGTGCCGGTGGTCAAGGACGGGGCAAGTCGCGACTGAGCCGAAGCCTGTCGTTCCATTTGTTGGTAGCCCTTGATTGCAGCATCGATTTTCTGCTTGGTCGGCATGGTGCCGTAGGTGTTCAGCCATTGCTGGCGGAAGTAATACTCAATGTCTTCGGGCGCCGTTACTTTGACCACCGTGCCTTTGACTTTGGCCGAGGCCATCTGTGACATCTTGGAAAACAGGACACTGAAGGTGACGCCGTTGACATTCGCCATGTTCAGGAATGTCTTCATTGCCGTAACGTCGGTGGTATTGAAGCCCTCGCCGGTTTGACCCATCATTGGACTCGGGTCAGAAGCCCCATAATAACCAATCCTGTCCGCTTCCTTGGCCCACAGCAGCCGCTGTTCCTTGGTCATGTTGCGAAGAATCGTGTTGGCATCCGTGTCGAGATCCGAATATTCTTGGCGGGCAATGAACCCTTCCTCGTCCATAAGACCAGGTCCGAGCCAGTACTGACCCTTGGCTCTTTCTGCCAAGAACTGGGCTCCCTGTGGACTGACGCCGCTTATTTCAAGAGCCCGTGTTCCTGCCGCGCCAAAGCCGGCGGCTGCTTCTTGCCCGAGCATGTTTGGTCGGACACCCTTGACAATACGCGGCGAATAACCCTTGTAAACCTGTTCCATCAAATCCTGCGTTTCGGTCTGGTACGCAGTGGGCGCCGGGGTGGTATCAGTCTGTTCTTGTCCTTGATCTTGCTGGCTCATCTCTCGACCTCTTGTGAAAGCAAACGCGACCAAATTCTATCAAATTCGGGGTTTTCCTGCCCCAGTGCTTCGCCAAAGGCAAACAGTTGCGCGCGGTACTTTTGTTTCTTCTTTGAACGCAACGACAAACCACCGTCGACCGCTTCGAGATTGTCCCTCAATTGCAGGTATTGACGCAGTTGCGGCATGATTACGTTCTTTGCCAGTCGCGGGTCTTCGAGTGCTTCCCGCAGTTCGGTTAGGGAGTTGGCAAACTTGTTGACCTCGAACTCCGGTAGTTCGGGGAAACCGGGTAGTTCGTCGTGCAGTTGGGCGCGATAGGCGGATAGTATCGCCCTCTGTTTTTCGCTTGGATCCGGGGGGAACATCTTGCGCAGCGCCCTGTATTTGGCAGATCCGACGCGCAGTTGCGCAAGTTCAACCAGCTCTTTGTCCGAAAGTTTCTCGCGTTCTTTTTCCTGGCGCTGTTGCTCCCATACCGTGAAATTGAAGTCCGAACCGACCGGACCAAAGTACGCACCGACGCGGTCATACCGGTCCAGGATGTCCTGATTGGTTGCCTGCCAGTCGCCAAATTCCTGTGTTGCTTCCAGTCCGTCGCGTAACGCCCGGCTCTTTGACGAAACGTAAAGAACCAGGTCATCGCCATACAGGTTCAAGAACTTGTCGATGGCGGTGTCGTAGTCGTCCGTCTGAAACTTGCGCAGTTGCTCCAACAGTTCATTCACGTATTGGTCCCCCTGTTTGGTCGGCACTTTCCATTCTTGAACGCCGGCCGATGGTCCCAAGAATTGTGACACCATGCGCATGCTGGTCAGGATTCGCGCACGAAACCGAGCGTCTGCGAACAGGTCTTTTTGTCCCTGCTCCGTGGACAAATCGTACTTGGGGTTCACGCTCAGGGCCCGCACGGTTTCCATGTACACGTTGCCGTACGTGCTGCTGGTGTTGTCGGTGTCAGCCACGAATGCCTCGAATGCCTTGCGCAAAGTGCCGGGGATTGGTGCGGTGACCAGTTCGCCAATCGTGGTTTCGCCGTAGGGCAGGAACAGTTCTTTGATGTCGTTGTACTTGGGGTCGTTGCTCAGCAGTTGGGACAATCCGAATTGCGCGTAGGGTCCCAGGGCCGGGTAGATGTTGATGCCTTGTGACAAGCGCTGAACCGGGGCAATCAATGGCGCGTTGATTCCCGTAACCATTTTGGATATAGAGCCCGAGAGTGGGAACGAGAATTGAACCTCGTTGGTCGTGGGGCTACGGAAGAAGAACCCGCGACCGTCTTGGTCCGGATCGGCTTCTTCCAGTCCGTTGTATACGCGGGCAAACTGACGCACCATGTGCACGTTGTGCCTGGCACCCAGATGCGCATACGTGCTAACGATGTCCTTCCAGGCGTCTGCGAACGGCATCACGATTCTCAATGCATCGTAGAAGTTGTTGCGTGTGGATGCGTCGTACAACAACTCCTTGGTGTCGTTGATTGCCTTGAACCTGGCATAATCGTCGAGGTCCCTAGCGGTGAGTTTGCCCTTGGCCGAAGATTGCGAACGCGTCTTTAGTCGTTCTATTTTATCGGCAACCCTGTTGCGCTGAAACACACCCTCACCAAGATATTGGCGAATGTTCAACCCATCCTTTGCGGCTCTCGCGGAGATGTCGTCATACAGCCTGATTCCCTCCTCGTATGACAAACGGTCCACGTGGCGTGCGATTTCCTGGTAGTAGTACTGACGGAACAGCGGCGACCTTTCGAGCTTGCGCACCGAAACATCGTTCAACAAATTGAAGATCAATCCGGTGGACCTGTTGATGAATCCGGCAGTCAGGTCCCTCAGGTCCATGACATTGTCGTCATACTTCAGCACTTCGACACGTACCTTGTTGGGAAGACCTTGGGTACCATCCCATATCGGACCCCGTGCAATGAATTGGCGCAGGCGTGGGCTCGTGGTCCCGGGCGAATAGTTGCTCAAGACCTTCTTTTCCATGAATGGCACGAACGTGTAGACGGTCTCTTCTGCGGTTTTGTCGAGGGCGGTGATGACCCCTTCTTGGTCTCCGTATTTGACGCGTTGACCCACCTTGAACTGCACCGGCACCAGGAATGGTCCCGTGATTTTCATGTCGGCTTCCTTCAGGGACTTCGTTCCCCTCAGATCCGGGAAAGCGTCATAAGCGGCGACAAACCTGAGTTCGGGTAGGTTTCCGGTAAGTTGTTCAAGCGTAAACAAATCGATCTTTAGAATGTCCTGCCTGATGATTTCTCGAACCGCATTGGTTTTGCCGGCGGCAAGAAGTGCCTTGAGATCGATGGGTGCAGTGAAGACATCTTCCGGTGCATTGACGTTCCGGTAGGCACGACCATGCATGTGTAGGGAGAAGATTTCTTTTGCGTCTTGGCTCCCGGGATTTTTCAGAACCCAGTCGGCCACTTCGTCCGCAATCTGTTCCGATGGTTTGCCCTCTTGTAATGCACGTGCAATCAACCTGTAGTACTCACTCGATTGGTAACCCTGCAGTTCCGTGACGAGTCCACGAACGTAATCGCCTTCGGCCGCGGTGCCCGGTTCCCCTCGTGTAACCGTTGCGAAGGCATTGGTCTTCTTGCCATGACGAATCTCGTCGAACTCATGGAAACCCGCGCCGCGACCGGTCATGCCGAGGGTTTGTGCCAGTTGATTCTGGACCTCCAGGCGCGCCGTCATGTTGTCCATGATCGCCCCCTCTTCCGGGACGATAAGCGGCTTACCGCTTTTTTCTTGGTACTTGATGGCAGCCTTGACACCCCTGGGGTTATTCCTGAACTTGCGTTCACCTACGTACAGGAATTCGACTTCTTTGGAAATGGACTCGGGAATTACCTCGCCTGTGAATGCTTTGCGTCCGGCAACGCCAAGGTTCGTCATGTCTACGCCGGCGATGCTCTTTGCGTACTTGGTGCCCTTGCCGGGCAGGCCAATGGCAATATGGATGTATTCGAGTGGATGCAGGACTCCACCGTTTGCCAACGACCGCGCGCCTCCGAAGGCCATTCGGATTTGGGCGTCTATGCCGTTGCGCATGATGTAGCCAATGGTCGCAAGGTTGAGTGGCTTCCAGATCCTGTTTTGCAGAAAATCAACGGCGTCAATCGACCGACGTGCCTGTCCCGTCAACGTCCTCACTTCTTCGGTATAACGCATCGCGTCAAGTTCGGAGGTTGCGTAGGCAATAGTTTCGGCGTTTCGTTCCGCTTTGGGCAGGAGTCTTTGGGCTTTCAGTATGCCCTGCAATCTCTCGGCTTCTGCCGGATCGCGGAACCTATCGACCTGCACCACGGCCTTGCGACCGGCAATTGCAAATTTATCTAAGTCACCCAATCCAATCTTGTTGAACACGGACTGGAACAAAGGATTGCGGGTGAGGCGGCGCAGTTCCCTTGGGTCGGGCAGGGTGCGCACCCGGGACAAAAGTTGGCTCAATTGTGCCGGACCGGCAAACGAAAAGTCGTCACCCAGGGTGATTGCTTTTTCGTACAAAGCGGCCAATACCTTGTCGTCGGTGTGTTCGGACAAGATTTGTGCCATCATCTTGAAATGTCCATTGTCTGTGTCGACGCCCATTCTTTCGGTCATGTAGGACCGAAGCCTGGTGATCCCGCCCTTGGCATTTTCCATGACCTTGTTGATTATTGGGTCAACGATGCCGTTTGCGCGCAAAATCTCCCTGACGGCATCGTCGTACTCCTGGAATGCCTCGTACCTGCCCGTCGGCGTGCCCCTTTGGGAGAACGATTCAATCGACTTGTTTGCCCACGCGGTGATCTTGTCTTCCGCCACACCGGCGGTGCGCATGCTGTACATCATGTTCTTGATTGCATCGATGTTTTCCAGATCGTTGGTGCCGTCGACGACGATTAGGTTCTTGGGCATCTCCGTGAAAAAACGACTTTGCCGAATGAACTTGAACGGTTGATTGACCCTGTAGCGCCCGATGCTGGCGTTCAATGTTCCCTCACCAAGGGTAAAAGGTTCGGTCAGGACCGATATGACTTGTTCGCGTGTTTCGGCTTTGGCAAGTTTGACCGCGGTATCGGAACGAATCTGGAACTTGAACACGTCTTCGAGGATTTCCTTTGAGCTGTCGGTTTCCACGAGGTGGTCGACGAGGCGCACGGCAAGCGGATTGTTCTGCATGAATTGGACAAATTTGGCACCATCGACGCTTTGTCCAGAAAGTTCGGACAACATTCCGGCCTGTGAACGCATGTCCGATGTGGCTTGTCGCATTACTTGTTGCACCACTTTTGCGTCGTCTCCGGCCAAAAGGGGCACCAAACCCCTAAATCCACCCCCGGCCTTCAGGGCAGCATTGATGTCCTCGCCAACCTTGATTTGCCGCAACACTCCGCCAGCGACTTTTGTACCCTGACCAAGTGCATAAATCCCCTTTGCAACGTATTTGGTCGGGTCCGGAACGGCAAGAAGAACCGCGGCGTCAATCACTCCAGAGGCATACTTGTAGGCAAGCGAACCCTCGCCAGCCCATGATGTGAGTCCGCGACCAATTGTGAATGCATTGCCGTAGATGGTGCCGCGAAAAGCTCGTGCCCGTTTGGCTTGTTCTTCTCGCAGGTTCTGGCTCATGAAATAACCTGAGCCAGTGTCTTGGTAGTTCTCCAGCATGACGGCAAGGGAGGTGGACTCCCACAACCCCATCAGGTCATAGTTCGAGGAACCAGCCGCCATCGATGCAAGGTTTTGCACGGTTTCTGGCACGATATCGGCGCCGGCAGAAATCCATCGAACCGCACCCTTGAAGGGGCGCGAAGGTGCATAGGCAAGTTTGGCCAACGGTGTGGCCACGGCGCCCAGGACTTCCCCAACTACGTCCGGAACCACCGCCCCAACGACGCCTTTTGCGCTCTTGACGGTCCAACCAAGACCATCAATGACGTAGCGAAGTGGGGCAATCAAATCGCCCTGGGCGTTCACTTTTTGGTCATAACTGTTCAGTTCACGCATGGCTGTTTGTTCGCCAACAATGCGCACGGCTTCGTCGGATACCCGGTATTTCGCCATTGCGGTCAGTGTTTCTGGCCTGACCCACGGATATTCGCGGGAGATTTGCGTCAGTCTTTCGCTGTCGATGACGGAGAACGACGGCGATGTTTCCGCCGTTGCGGAAATTTGATTTCGTTCTTCCGGCGTAAACGCCCTGTTTGTGTCCATTACGACATCCAGCGCGACAAAAGGTCCATCAAGTCTTCGTTTTGTTCCAACTCTGCAATGGTGCGAATTTCTTGCAATGCCGAAGCGGTCGCGTCGAATACTGGAACACCTGCAGCCACCGGGCTCATGCCGGGGCCGAACGGCGCTCCGGCAGTGATTGGTTCGGTGGGTCTCTCGGTTGCGCGACCAAACGCGGGCAATGGCGGGAGTGCCGCTCTGCGACCGGCAACTTCGGTTGGGGGCGCACCCATCGGCACGGCTTTTTGCGCCAGCATCTGTTCGTTGGCTGCGCCATACGTTTGGTTCTGTGCCACCATGCGTTTGACCTTTGCTTGCGGCATGTTGAGATCGGTCCTTCGACCCTTTGCTTCAGCCATTGATCAACCCCCCAATTGTGCGAGTAGTGCCTCCAACGGCGGTCCGCCCGCCGGAGACTCGATTGGTGCTTCCGCGCCCATGCCCGGTGCCGCCAGGCCGGGCATTGTTTCTGGTGCGCCCATGGGCATTGCCTGTGCCTGGCGCTCGCGTGCGCGCTCATCGGTGAGGCGAACCGCTTCGTACAGGGATTGGTCTTGTTCCATGACGAGCATGGTCAGGTACGCAAGATCATCTGGTTGATATGGACCCTGCGGATTGGCTGCCTGCTGCTGGATGGATGACAAGAGGGCCGCTTCGACGCCTTCGGCAATGATGCGGTCGTGTTCCAGTTCTGGGTCCGAGATCAACGGGTCAGCCTCCCGTGCCGATTCCTTGCTCATCATTCCCACACCGAGACGTTGACCCAGGCCGACGATCAACGAATTGATGTCGGAACCGGCGGCAGAGTATGCCACATAGTGGGCATCGGTTTCCCAAATTTTCTCGGGCACGTACGTTTCTTGCGAAGTAACGGAACGGGAAGGGAGAAAGAACGTCTTTTCCTTGTTGCCCCAGTATGCAAGCTCGATTGCAATGGCAATCTTGTCCTCTTGGACCAACGATTGTTCGAACAGGGTTTGTGCTTCCTGCACGCGGTAGTCGACGGTGGCGGACAGGACGGCTTCGCCGCGACGACCGGTACGGATGTTGGTTGCGGATTCGCCGCCGAACTCTGCGGGTATCGCACCTTCCAAACGCTCCTGGCGTTCCAGACGGTCGAGGGCTGTGTCGGTTTTGTAGCCGGGATTTAGTTGCAGCTGCTGGATGTCACCGCCCTTTACGACACCGAGCATGCCTGATTTACCGTCAGCAAGCTGAAGGATTTCCGGGTTCTCTCCGGTGCGCGCAACGAGGTACTCTTCCGGGAAGATGCCGCGCTCAATGGCGATTTCGGTAAGAGCCTGGAGTCGTGCGCGCGTGTAGTACATGCCGAGTACGCCGTCGAACTGTCCACGCGGTTTGTCGAGCGTGATTCGGTTGGTGATGACGGCCAGTGGTCGGCCGGTTCGATTGGGTATGGCTTCGAGCATGATTGCTTCGAGTCCGGCGCGTTCGGCGGTGCTCAGCTCTGGATTGTCTTCGGCACCAAGGACGACGAGCTGCATGGCGTCCGAGTCGCAATATTCCAGCATCGTGTACCGGGAATCGGAATTGACTTGCCCAAACCGCAACTGGTTGGCGACCAACTCGCCGTAGTTGCGCAACAACCACGAGGCACTCGCCTTGTAGGTGAAGATGCAGTCGTCCGGTATGAATTGGTCCGGGTCTTCGAGTGGTGCTGCGAACGTGTCCAGTGGATTGCGCACCACCCATTGGGGCGTCAGGGTGCGGAAGTTGGGGCGCAGCATGACCGCGCTGGTCGAATAGGCAAGCAGGTGTCGCGCCCTGCGACGCATCTTGATGCGCATGCGGTTCTCGTCCCAGATCGACAGCATCGCTTTCCTGCGCAAACGGGCGTATCCCTTGGACCTATCCGAACCCTCCTTGGCTGGGGGAAAAAATGGCGACGGCATGGTTGATGCAACCCGCATCGACATTTGCTCCAAGCCCTGGACCAACAGGTTGGCAACGTTGGTCTTGGCGTTCTTGTCCAGTTCGTTGAGCGGAACGATGACATCGCCGTTGGCAAGGTCGCGCACACGGCGCATCTGTTCGTGCACCGGTCCAGCCGCCAACTTGCGCTGGTTGTACAACTCAATGATTTCTTCAAGTGAGCGCACTACTTCTTTTTCCTCTTCTTGTTCTTGAAGATTTTGGTGGGTTGGGGTGCCGGCAGGCCCATGAGTTGGTCGACGTTTTGTTTGGTCAACTCATCAAATCGTGTCTGGAATTGTTTGCCTTCCTCGACCGCCTTCTTGCGGCGCGTGTATTCTCGACCACGAGCCTCACCGGCAAGACCGCGGTTGCGCAACCTTGACGCCATTTCGGCCCGGCTCTTGAATGTAGCCGCCTTTGTTTCCATGGCGCCACCACGGATTTTTTGCATGTCCGTGATGATGCGACCGGATGAAATCGCTTCTTGGATGTCCTCAATCGGGGTGAATTGACCTGGTGCAGAAAACAGCGTTTGGATGCCGGGCGATTCTTCTGTCTTGAACTTGATTGGTTTCTTGACCGTCTTTACTTTGCCGCCCACGACAGTCGTTATCTCCTCGAACGCAACCGGCACCTTTTTCCTGGCGATTCCAACTGGTGATTTTTGTGCAAGCCGACCGAGCGGGCTGCCTATCGGGGAGCGCGCAAGTTTGCGTGGATCAATACCCATGTCTCGTGCGTAGCGCTTTCGTGCCTCGGCCGTGGATTTTGCATCGGGATAAAGCGACCTGAAAAAATCCGACTGTCTTTGTTCCAGGCTTTTGCCGGTTTCGGCTTTCTTGAGACCATAAGTCACCCTTAGGTCGGCCTTGCTCATGCTGGTCGGCATCTCCATCGTGCCTTCGGCAACGTCTTTTCTGGGTGCGCGACGGTATCGCGGATTGATTGAGCGACCAGTGCGAATTGCTGCCTCATCCTGCAGCACTTCATCTATTTGTTTCTTTAGTGCTTGTTCTTGAGATTTTGTCAGAACCGGTTGTCCGGTAGAAATGGGTGAAATAAGGTCGTCGACCTGTTGTTGCGCGGATAGACCGGTGTTCATTTCTCCGGCTGGGCCACCGGGTCGTTTTCCGCTGCCAATGCCCCTGTCGTACATGCGGAATAGCATGCTGCCTTTTTCTTCGAGGCGATTCATGGCTTCGCTTTGTGACGGAAGTTTGGTTCTCTTGATCGGAACAAAACCCAACGGTTCCTTGGGTTTTGGAATGTTGACCCGCTTGAATTCTTCTACGGACAACGAAGTGTACGTGAACGGCTTTTCGCGTTGCACTGGAATGTCCGCGCGTCCCGTTCCCGGAACATAGTCTTTGATTCCGCTTTGTCGCCTGTATATTTCCCGTGCCCTGGCGCTAGACGGATAGAGTCGTAAAATGTCTGCTTCCTCCATCGTTATTTCGACGGGGGTTTGTTTTTGCGGCGTTGCTACTTCGCTCTTACTTTTTTTTTGCGTCGGTTTTTTGGAAACCCGCTTGGGCTTTGGCAGTGCCGGTTCGGAGCGCGGCGATGCGGGGATCTCCAACGGTTCCATTGCGTTGTCCACTTTTGCCGAAACCAACGGTGGCTGGTCCAGCTTCTTTACCGAGGTTGGTTTAGGCGCCTTCTTCGGTGTCTCGGTCTTTGACACAATCCTTTCGATGGCTTCCAGTGGTTCGTATTCGGTGGAACGCATTTCGATGTCGCCAAAATTCTTCCCGAAACCAGGCGCGTATTTCTCGGTCCTGATTTCGATTGCTTTTGCAGTCAGGGGAGGAGTGGGTTGCGGTCCATAGATGGGACGCGTATCTTTGACCCTCAAAACCTTTTTGCCACCGGCAAGCGTTACGGTTTCCGTTCCTTCGGAAATCATTTTGAGGAACGATTTGATTTGCTCTGGGGTGGATGTTGACTGTTGTTTTGGTTTGGCGGGAAGCTTGTTCTTTTTTTCAATGTCTCTTTGTCTAGCCAGGTCGCGAGCAGCTTTTTGTTTTTTCTGATTTGCCGGTTGCACCGGCTGGGCAACGGGGCGGTCAACCGCCGGGGTGCTGTAGATGTCGTAGCGTTGATCTGCCGAAAGATCCTCAAGGAACGGTTGATCTGCTTTGCTGATTCTCTTTTGCTTGACCTTGGGCTTCGACGCCGTTTGACTCGTCGGGGTTGTGCGCTTGGTTCCAGTTGCCGGCGGAGTGGTGCGCTTGACTCCACTGGGTGCCGGGGTAACGCGGCTGGGGACGATGTCGGAAAAAACATCCGAATATTTCGAGACCATGCGCTCGCCCAATTCTTGGCGAGCCAGCTGCGATTGAACCTGTTGACGAGCCGTGCTGCGGGCAATTGCGCGTTGTGCCGGATTGGCAATCGCTGCCCCGACACGAACCGCTCCGCGTCGACCAATTGCCTTGCCAGCCGAAGAGATTGCACTGCGCGCAGCGGCGCTGGCACCAGGAATGACCTTGGCGGCACCAGCGGTCAATACGACCACGCCTGACTCGACGAAGACTTCCCGGTCGCTAAGTTGTGGCAACGGCTTGAATTTTTGACCAGGACCCTTGTTGCCAATCACGTCGCTGACGCGACCGGCAAGGTTGATGACTGGATTGACGTACGCACGCTGTTGGTATTCGAGCTCTGATTGCACGTAACCACCGACGGCTGATGCCGCCTTCTTGATGTTGCCGAAGATACCGCCACCAGTGTCGCGGTCCTGGGTCGTTACGGTTACGCGCTTTGTGCCGGTGGCTCGTTCCCCGGTGCGCAATCTTTTTCTTGCTTCTTCTGCCCCGGCGCGCGCGTAGTCACCCCGTTGATAGTCGGACGTTTGCATTTCGGCGCGACGGAAATCGCGCATCGTCATCTGCTTGCTGGTGATCGTTGGACCGGCATCGCCAAGGTCGGTGCCCGGCAGTTCGGTGTCCGGGAGGTTTTGCCTGATTCGCTGGCGCAGTGCGCGGCGGGACTCCTGCGGAGCGTCCGGCCCGAGGATGCGCCGGGCAATCTTTCCGCGACCCTCGACGGTTTGCGACAGTGTCTGGAAACGGTCCTGGAACCGTTCCCGTTGTTCCAGGGTCAGGTCTTCGTATTCCAAACCCAGACCGGCGGCCCTGGCCTCCACGAAGCGTCGTTGAATCTTCTTGTTTGATTTCTTACTGGCCATGGGTGCTCCAACGATAACACACTAAATCCATGACGGACGCCATAGTTTTGGTGGTGGACGGAGCGGGGAAAGGGCGGGCATGTGCAGCTCGGCAAACCAGTGCGCCATCACGAGGTCGGTGCCGTTCTTCTTGTCCCTGGTCCAGGAAGTCATCTCGTCGACGAACGCCAGGGTCTTCCAGTTGTCCCGCATCGTCGGCAGTCGCACGGAGCCGGATCTCCAGAGTGGCGGCAGCAATCCTTCGACGCCCAGGTTGTCGTCGAGTTTGTTGCGGTTGGTCGTGTGGGGAACGACGTTGGTGCCGTGCAATGCCTGCCACTTGCGGATGAAGTCGTGCGCAAGAAGGAATCGTTGCGCAGCGTTGATCTCCACCACCCAGTGGCTAATGGGGTAGCCAAGTTCCCATGAACGGTTCTGCCATTCCTCCATGAGGCCGTAGTACTCGCGGCTGGACACGTCGTATCCGAGCAGTTCTTCGGCGGTCAACTTGACCCGTTCTAAATCAATCAAGTAGCGCAGCTTGGTCGCCGGTTGGTACAACCACCACTGCACCGCCCAGAACATCGTCGGGCTGGGGTCCACGGAACAAATGGAGATGATCGGTGGTTCGAGGTTCGGCGGGATGTAGCCGGGTCTGCGATCCTGATCGATGCACCCCGGATACAACACGCCGTCCCCGCCCATGCCGCCGGTTGCCCAAACCCTGTCGATGAGATAGTGGCCCTCGACCAAATCTTCCTGTTGGTAGACGGTGGCGAACTTGATTGGGGAGTTGTGTTTGATATACGACAGGTCCTTCCATGAAAGACGGAACGGCTCAAGAAGCGGACCGTTGGGCCAGGCCGGTGCCAGCGTGCGCCTGGATTCAGGTCCCGTGTCGAGTTCGTCATAGTAGGCCCTGTAGACGATGTGGTCGTACTTGTACTGCTTGACGGGTTCTTTGTCTTCTTTGGTGGTCATATCGCTACCGTCGTAGTCATCGGGGTCTTCTTCGTACGTCACTTTTGCCAAACAATGTGCGTATAGGTCTTGTGGTCCCAGCCGCTGTCCGATCACCGCCAGGACGCCACCCGGCTCGACGCGGGCCTCGGCCATCGAATCCCAGCGCTCCAACAACTTGTCGCGGGCTGCGGACTCCTTTGCGTTCTCCGGAGATGCCACGTCGTCGAACAAACACAGGTCGGCACGGTGTCCGATGAACTCCGACTCGATGCCGTAGGCCGACACGGTCGGCTCTTTGTTGTCCAGTCCTCCCTCGCCGTACTGCTCGACGATGAACTCTTCGGCGCGCCACAGGGCACCCACGTGGGTCGGCTTGAAGCGCCCAAAGTCCAAAGCCAGGCACGCCTCGGCGTCGATTGCCAGTCCGCGCCTGACCATCTCCGGGTCGGGACGAAGAGGCGAAGTTCGTTCCAATGTCTCACGGATGCGCCGGCTGTACATCTTTGCCAGGGTCTGGGAAATTGAGCCAATCATCACACGGATTGCCCGGTTCCGCACGATGCACCATACGGCTACGTCATGGAACAAAGTCGACTTGCCCGCACCCGGGGGACAGTTGAGGACCAGGAACTCCTTGTCGTTGGACTCCAGTTTGGACACGATCTTGTAGGCCGCGTCCACCTGCCAGTTGCTCGGCACCCTGCCCAAATAGCGCATGCGGAAGTAGTCAAAGTCTTCGAGGGCCCGGGCCGAGTGCTTGGAGAGCCGGGATGGCGGAACGACGGGTGGCAGTTCCTTTGCCACCACCAGGTCGCGCTTCAGGGCATTGCCGCCGGATTGCTTGCCGAACTCCAGGTTCTGTTTGTCCAGTTCGGCCGACGTGGCCTTGGCCTTTGCCACCCACTTGGTAGCCGAAGCATACGAGATGCCGGCCATACGGGCGGCTTCCTTCATGTTTACCCCGGACTGCATCGCCTGCCAGAACATGGCGCGATCCTCCGGAGAGATGTGACGTTTCCCTTTTGGCATCAGTCTGATATCATACTTGCGTCCGCCGGCGTTGTGTTGCGCGCCTGGTTGTCCGCGCTACGTTCTCCTGACGCCGGCGGACACTTATTTGCGCTTGGGGTTGTTCTTTTTTTGCCGATTTAGTTCTCGAATCACAGAGTCGGTCCGCATTTTTTTTGCATCTTTGTTGATTTTTGAAACTTGACGCTTGCTCAGGTAGCCGCTCTCAATCACGTCCTCAAATTTCCTTGGGTCATAAATTGCGCCCAGTCCCCCATGACCCTGATCAAAATATCCGCTTTCCCACATATCCTCTTGAATCTGATTGAAGGCGGTCCTGTGCTTTGGCAAAACCATATTGGCTTTGTTGGCCGCCCTGACAAGTGCATATTTTGCTTCTATCGCTGGGCCGGTTTGAGCCAACTTGTTTGCGGTTTTTGCTAACACCTTCGCTGCCGCAGCACCAGTAGCAGCAGCAGCCAGATTCACCGCAGCCGTCTTGTAGAGAGCCGAAGGAGTACTCGACCCAGTTTGAGCCATCCGTTGCGCATCAGACACAAGGGCCTGTCCGAACCCGCCAGTAGCCGTATCCACCGCCCTCGCAGCCCCACGAGTCGCCTGCATGGCAGCCCGTACCTGTGGATTGGTGCCAGGACCACTCCCGCCCAACCAGCCGCCAACCAGCTTCGAGATGTCGTCGATGGGATTCTTCGGCCTACGTGCCATGCAAAAACTTTAGCATCGGGTTGCAAGGCCGGAGACGACGTGCTAGGGTGCGTGGCACAACCAAAGAGCATCGGACCCTAAACGGTTACATTCCTCCGTGCAAACAACTGCACGGGCAGCATGGCCAGACCGCACGGGATGAGTGGCCTGAAAAGGGGACCGATGATTGTCGCCTTCTTTCGGTATCGAGACAGACGGGTTCAGGCGTAAAACAGAACTTGGGGGGGCTAGAAACTACCGTTTCCTGTCGGGGTGACCCGGGGGAAGATAGTCGGGGTCATTGCGCTCGTACCAGTACTCGCTCTCACGCTTGCGGTCGTTGATGAACTTCTTCATCCGCTCATCGCTGGGAAACCTAAACGGAGCATTGATTACGTTCCATGCACTTTTGGCTACGGTTTCTACAAGCCCAACGTAGCCACGTTTGAGAACCCTGTTGCCCTTGGTGCCTTTTCTGTTTGACGCAATGGCTTTTTCAAAGTCGTCGTATGGATCGTTGGGCATGGAGTAACAGTAGCAGATTTACGCAGATAGAGAGAACGGCATATTGCGCGCCCCCACCCCCGACGGCTCGGCAGACCCCCATTGACGCGCGCGTTTAGAAAGCAGGCAGAAAGAAAGGCGCATAGGGCTTTAGCCCTATGCGCCTTTGACCGTCTGATTAGGTTGGAGACATAAAGAAAGGGGTATGGGGCGAAAGCCCCATACCCCTTGTCCGTCATCTTGTGGAGAACGACCAACTTACCGTCATTGCCAAAGTGACTGACCTGACCTACTTACGAAGTAGGGCAGTCTGGTTCACGAAAGTCCAGAGAGAGTAGTTCACTCCCATTGACTGAACTGAGCCTTTGAGTTCACCCAAAGTACCGATTTGGACTTTGGATTTCTTCTCAATGACCACGACACCAGAACCGACTTCTGGCGCACCAGAGAGTTGTCCGTCAGATACTCTGACGAACACTTCACCAGTGGTGTTTCCGTTGGTATCCCGACCGTAGTGGAAAGTGGCATAGAAACTGCCACTTTCTACAACGGCTTTGTCTATTGCTTCTAGCAATGTAGACATTGTTGTCTCCCTTGTTTGTGCTTCGGCTGGTTGCCGTCGCTGAACCAAGTCTGACTTGGTCGTCAAGTACCCCGAAGGGGTACTTGGATTTGCGAACAAGTGTTCGCCCCACCATAATGCTAAGAACACCTAAGTTAGATACTTGATGGTCAAGGATTACTACAAGTTAGTGATAGAGACTGCGTGTCAGGCGGCTAAATGTTTGTATCGGTAGCGATTCAGGGGGTAATGCGCCTGATCCTAGACGCACTACCCCCCTTTGGCGCAGGTTCTCTACGGTTATGTTGCCTACCAACCAGACAACTAACGACGCAGAGCAACCCACAGGATGACGCAAATAGTGATAAACCCACCGTTCACTATGTAATCCCACAGATGCCAAGGCGCTTTGGCTGCTTCCCGAAAGGCGCTCAACACACTGATGGGTAGTAATACAGTTGCTATGTGTTTGAACATCAGTCGTCGCTTTCGTCATCCTGCTCTTCGGTCAGGCGCTTGATGATTAGGTTGTAGACTTCTGGCATTCTTGCCTTGAAGTCTTCACCGGCTTCGGCAAGAAACACCATAGCCACTGACAGTTGCTTCGTGTCGTTGGTGACCTTGGCCTTGTCGTAGAACTCATCAGGGTCGTCTTTGAGAATGTCTGCCATATGGGTGAGACTCTCCGAAGGACTGACCACCTGATGAATCAACAGCCTGTTGTTCACATACATCAGGTAGGTGCTCTTGTCCTGAACCATAAACAAGCCAATCTGCTTGCCGTCTGATGCGTGGTGCATAACAACTGATGACTTGGGGTTGAGCATCATAGTCGTTGCTTCTTCCACATCATCAAAGCGAAAGAAATGACCAAACCAACAGTTGGCGTGGGGTTCGTCTTTCAGACTGAATGGGTCTGCCATCACGACATCAGTGGGTATCTGGTCGTCATCAACTTGGGAAATGACGAACAGATGTACGCCACTCTTGTCTTTGTCGACCAGATGCTCTGTTGATTGGTCACGGAAGTAGACGATTGACTTCATCAGGATGTCTGTGAACTCAGTCTCCATCTTGGACTCTGCTTCCTTGACCAAGTCTTCAAGCGACTTGAGTACCTGCTCTTCGTCTGTCATTTCTTTATCCCCCTTTGGAGTTTCGCTAGTAGTTTGATTGCCTGCTGGGTATTGTGTACCCTTGGAATCTTGTGCTTCTTGGTGTACTTGCTGGTTTGGTCGGAAAGGGCGTCTGAGCACATATCGCCCTTGCCCGTTACTTGACCGTCGGAAACCCAGATGACTGGCGAGAAACCGTTGATTCTGTGGTGTTCGTAGCCATAGCGCAAGGCTGGCAAATCTACGCCATTACCACCCGGAAAGTCAGGCAAACCACGCATACGCCTACCGTTCTTGGCGACTAGGTGTATGTTGCCGTGGTTCTTATCCCACTCACCTTCGTCAAGGTGTGACGAATAACAGATGACCGTACAACCAGCAGACACCTTGAGCATTTGGTCAATGTCTTCGTCGGATAAACCCATTGAGCCCGAGCAGTCAATGACCACCACACCACCAAGCGCCCTTGTCTTGCGCTGGAAGATACGACGGTATGGGTCTGTGACCAATCGATAGAACGCCTTGGGATACTTGCCTTCGTTGGTTGGAATCAAACGCCTACCAGCCTTGCCGGTATGGGGTAGTTCCAACGGGTACTTGGCAACATACGGCGTACACCAATCGTCTAGGGCAAGTTCTGGCGCCCTGCGCACTATGACATTGCTTCTCTTCTTGGTTCGTTCACCGTGCTTGCCGTTTGTTGGTTTGACTCCCGAACCCTTGCCCTTTCTCTTGCGAGAAATGGCTTCGTTTGCCCGTCTTTGGGTGACATCAGAGTAATGGTCTAAGTAGTGGACAATGTTCCGATAGGCGTCTATTGCCCAGCGTTGTTTGTACTGTTGTTTGGAGTGTAGACCATCAAGTTTGGACAAACCGTTCAGCACCATTTGGTCAAGCGCTTTCTCTGCTGCTTCAAGAGTCTCAACCACTTCTTCAAGGTTTGATTGCCCCCTGATTTCGTCGAGTATCTGCTTGAACGCTTTGGTGCCAACCAACGATAGTGTCGCAGTGGTCAAGTCCTTGCTGATTGCCAGAGACTTGAAAGCATTGACATAAGGCTTGATGTTGATTGTGTCCTTGGTTGGGTCTTCACCGTCAAAGGTGTTGGTGAACAGGCGATTACTCACAACCCTGCTTGCCGAAACAACCGTCTGTGGTGTGACCTTCCAACTCTTGGCGTATTTGCTTGGGTCGTGAAGCGACCAGCGTGTAAGCACCAGACCGTAGCGTCTCATTCTGTCAAACTCAACACCGTCGAATGACGGCACTGAGTATGAACTGCCGGATTCACTGGTGGTGACGGTGACATTGGTTGAAGAAATGTCACTGACGAAACCACCAGTATCCTTGAACTTGGCGTTCTTTTGTCTGGCACGCTTGGGCAATGCTGAACCCATAAAGTCGTGGCGTCTCACTTTGAATCACTCGCTTTCTGGGCGCCAACCTTCAGTACCGTGGTCACTGAAGTATGGTCTTCCGGAAACAACACCTGAGCACAATGCTCTAGGTTGTTGCTTGCTTGGTACATTGCGTTGAACTCAACGAATGAGCGCAACGAATAACGGTTGCGAGCATTCGGACTGGTCATAGTCTGTGCGATACCACGCAGGTACTCAGGCAATGATGCCAAAGCGTCTGGGTGTGGGTCATTGACCTGACACCTGACGGTAAGACGGTCAAGAATGGCAGGTGCTAGGTCTTCTGGTAAGCCGTTCATTGTCGCAACGACAGAGAAGTCCTTGTGTGGTTTGACCACTTCACCGGTATCTGGATGCTGCCAACTGCTTGACTTGACGCTGTCGATCAAAGCCATCATACGGCTCTCGACATCACCGTTCATACGGTTGATTTCGTCAACGACAAGCCTTGCGCCTTCACGCCAAGCCTTGATGCCAACGCCTTCAGCGAATGACCAAGTGCCCTGCTTGTTCTGCTTGTAGCAGCCGATAAGGTCTGCGTCTGTCATCTCTTCGGTACAGATGAGACGGTACGAGTTGCGACCCTTCAGGCTGGCATTCAGCCCGAAGTATGTCTTGCCAGTACCGGGTAGTCCGTATAACAACACCCTGTTGGAGTGCTGTATGGCGAACTCTGCTTTCTGCCAGTCCGTGAGTGGTTGTGGTTTGGTTGTCATTGGTTGTTATCTCCTGTGGGTTCGTCTGACGACTCTTCGCCGTCAGACCCTTTGACCGTTTGGTCAAGGTCTTTGAGACACGCAGCGAACATCTGCGGGTCTATAATCTTGGCAAGTAACGGGAAAGAACAAGCAGCATAGACTGCTGCTGGCATTTCTCCGTGTTCTTCTGTGAGTTGGATGAAGCAGGACTTGACCTTGTTGCCGTGTTTCTTGGTACTTGGCACGAAGTACGAAAGACTCAGCGTCGTATCCATACGCTTACCGGTCTTGTCATCACGGGCAATGATTGTCATTAGTCCGTTGATGGCAATGGTAGTCACGGTGATTGACTGCCTGTCCTTGGATTCGCTTGGTTTGACATCATCCTGTTGGGATGCCCAAGCACCAGTTCTGGCTACCAAACCGACGAAGTCATCTCCGCGATGAAGTCTTGTCATAAGGGCTGTGTTGTTGAGCAGACCCTTGATGGTGTCTGGCAAACCTTCTCTGGCAAAGTAGGCCATATCCATACGAACAATGCTGTTGACATCTTGGTCAAACTGGTGATTGACCTTGATTTCTTGAATCTGTTCACCAGCCTTGGTGTTTAGTTCGTCTTTGAACTTGGTCATAGAGTCTTTGTCGCCCTTGTGTGCCAAGCCCAATCGCCAGAGCACATAGGTTTCACAAACGCCATACTCCTGCCAAAGCGTTTCTTCCAAATCAATGGCGACTTGCCGTCTGTATTCGGTGTAATCGCCTTTGAAGTTGGTCGCAGCGTTGTTGATGATTTCGGCTGTCTCAGCCAATAACTTTTCGTCTTCGTTCACGGTTGTTCTCCCTGTGGGTTGTGGTTATGGTGGCAGACTAGATGTGCTCTTTCCGCTGGTCTGCCAGCAGACGGGTAACAGTCAGGCGCACAACTGCCTGTCTCGCTGTGGAGAAGAACACACAGCGAGAATGGGGGAAACTAGATGACCCTTACCGAATCCTTTGGGTCATCAATCTGGTCAATCATCTCGTAGTACCAACGATTGTCCTGTTCGATTTGCTTCCTGATGTGAGTCATGGTGACATAGGAGACTGGAACTCCCAGGTTTGTGACTGTCTCCATCAACTGACGGGTTGTAACCCTTGGGTCACAACAGGCATCAATGAAGTACGGCAACTCAGTGCCAACAAGGGCAATGACTTGGTTGTACTTGGTTGCTGGTCTTCCGACTTGACCACGCTTGCTGGAAGCAAGAGCAGAACGAAACTTGTGGCTGACTGCTTCCTTCTCGATGGTAATCGGTATGTTCTTGGACTTGCGTTTCTTGGGCATTGCTGTTATCTCCTTGGTTGTGACTGCCAACTCTAGATTTGGTCGGCTCGTCGGGGCAAGTCTGACCGAACCGTCAAGCCCCCCCCGAAGGGGGGGGCTTGCTAAGAAATACGGATAAAGACAAAGACCCACAGACACTTGAAGCCTGTGGGTCTTTGTGTATGGCGTAATGAATGGTATCGGTAGCCGTGGTGTTATGCCTCGGGTTTTTCCACCGTCCGGTATCGCGCATAATCCTTTGAGCGTTCAATTGCCTCCGGTGAAAGAATGTCGGCAACGCTCTCGGCTAGGGCCGTTATCGGTAGCCGCAGCTCCGGGCGAACCGTGATAGCCAGGCAAAGAAGTTCCGTGAGAACCTCTTCGGCCGTTTGAAGATCGCTAACCGTGAACGATGGCGGGTAGTCTGTCATGTTTGTCTCCTGTTGTTCTGACCATTGGTATAGACCTTGGTGCGTGTCTTGTGCATCGCGGCGCTTCCGTCGTTTTGACATGAAGGGTAATCGCATTGTCGCACCTCGGGCACTTGAACCTATTACGTAGCATCATAGTATCTCCAGCTCGACTGCGAGAACCCGCGGATTCTGCCGTCTGGTTGAATGTACACCCACGTCGGTGCGTCCGGATCGCAGTTGCATCCGGCGACGTTGCGTTTGTCGTGCACGACGACTTGTTCGCAGTGGTTGCACACTATTTTTGTTTCTTCTTTTTCCATGTCTTGTCAGATGCGGTCAGCTTGCCGGCGCGATACAAATGACAGGGGCACTGGCAGCCGGCCGTTTGTTCCCGCGTCCATATTTTGAGCGCCCTATCGACGGTGCCGCAATGCTGGCAACCGGTGCTAGAAGGGTTCGACTTCTGCAGGTGCGGGCTCTGGTTCCTGTGAGGTAACCGACCAGAGTTGTGCGTCGTCGAACTTCGCCGCACGGTTGTCGAGCCATACGGTTTTGGTTTCGCCCTTCTTGTTTGTTACTTCGACCGCCTCGCCTGGCGTACCGGAATGACGAATCTTCACGCCCCACTTGCCGTCCTTGAGTTTGTACCACGTTGCTGTCATCTGTAATCATCTCCCCGGCTCATCAGAACCTTGAGTCGTTCGACCATGCTGCGGTACATGGCGACTTGTTTTTCTAGTTCCGCAATCCGCTTGCGGTCTTCATCCCGTTGTTCCCTGAGGGAGTCTACGGTTATTTGAAGTTCGTTCAACCACGCCTGGTACGTGATCATTTCATTCTCCGACATGCTTGCCTCCATTTGCTTTGCGCTGCGACGGTGATAGACCGCCCCAAATACCGTACTCAATCTGGTTGTCGATGGCAAACTTCATGCAATTCTTGTACACGATGCACTTCCCACAATACTCGCGCGCCTTCTCGTGTCTTGCGTGCCAGCCACCGGTGTCGGCAAAGAAGATACTTTGGTCGGCTCCGATGCAGGCCGCGTAATCCATCCAAGAAAAGTCCCTGTTGTTGAGTTGCCATTCGCTCATCAGTTCCATGTAGCTATAACCCCCACGCTTCGAAGCCGGTGCCTCCGTGCTTTCTGGTGTAGTCATAGATTTCCTTTGCCGCCTTGAGGTTTGTTTCGGGAGCGAACAACTGTTCGCACCCAATGCTAGATAACAAACCGACTGTTTGCAAGTATCCCTTCGGATACCAGCGGGTCGGCAAACACCACGAGCGGTCGTTGATTTGGGTCAGGCCGACATCGGTGGAACCATCGGCATTCAGCTCGGTGTTGTGTTGGGTGGGGTCGCAGCGGGATTCCCGCCACATTATGTAGTCAAGGGTTTCCATTGCTTCTTCGGTCCATCCAATTTCAATCGCCAGCCCCCACCACTGACCACACCGAGCCGTGGACGGAATGGCATATGTAGTGGTTGTGGTGGGGGCCGGTTGGTAGGCGAGGGAAGGAGACGACCCCCCTACCAAAACCGTGCTCGTGCTGGTGGTGGACACAGGGACGCTTTCTACATCGTCCCTGGATCCAATACCGACCACGAAGAACACGGCCGATATGAATGCAAACATCCGAACAACAAGGTCCATTGGTTCCGTCCTAAGGGTTGATTACCAGACTAACAAGTTCACTAAATTCTGACAACGTCATGAGCACGATGCCCTCTGTGGTGCCATCCGGCATCGCGACCATCACGAACGGGCGAATGTCGCCCAGCGCTTTCGCCGCATCAGACTGGGCTTTAGCGGCGTGGAAACGGGTAGCAATCGGACCGATCTGAGCGCCGGCCTTGATCTCGGTACGAAAAGCACCACCCCAGTTCTCCTCGTGGCGGGTAAGGTGACCGCCCAACCCCAGCTTTTTACGGGCACGACGCGCTTTCGCATCTCCTTTGTTCCTATTTCTTCGACCGCGAGCGGCAGGATCGGCACACCCTCTGACTCGGCGTATGCCACGTCGGTCCGGTCTTCCCAGAGTGCCAAACAATGGGCAGTTGTCCAGGGAACATTTGTCCCTGTTGCCCCGACATTCACCTTTGCGCTCATCCACGATTTGCCCTTGCATCAAGGGCCTTGATTGCGGCATTGGCTTGACCCTTGGTCAGCATGTCAAGTTTGGCAAGTGGCGCATTGATTATCTCGGCTACCGCCTCCACCTGTTTGGGTCGCTCACCAATACCGTTTGCCAACAGCATCGCACGCAGCTTGCCTATCTGTGCGTTCGTTGCCGGTGCATCTGGGTCCTTGACCTGTGGTTGATCGGTGACTTCGGCCGAAGGAAAAGCCTCTTTGACTTTGTCAAGGAGGTTGTCCCCAACCGGGGCTGGCTCTGGCTTGGGCTGTTGCATTGCCTTGAACGCGTCACGCAACTTGGGCATGGACTCGTTGGTCAGTTCATACAGGTCAACGCCTGCAGATTTGGCAACGTCCTGCGGGTCAAGCCCGGCCTTGGCGCACGCCTCGCGGAACCTCGTAAGAAGATCGGCATCCGACTTTGGTTCTTCCCGTCGTGCCACCTTTGCCATCTCTTCCCGGCTCGGACGGGGCGCGGTCTTCGATTGAAAGATGTAGTTGGCGAGAGCCCTGCCGATTGCCGAGGTCTCCGCATTTTCCACGTGCGATGTTCGGTTTACCGGGGATGCGTCGCGAATCTCCTCGGCGTATCCCGTGGCAACGGGGCGCGGGTCGGAGATGTCCTTGTATATCTCGGCACGGAACACGACCTTGTCCGCGTCGTAGTGATGGATGGCGGTGAACACCTGTCCGTTCGGGTACATTTCCCAGAACTTGGCGAGGCGCGCCTCCACCGTCTCGTAGTTGTCGAGGTTGAACCTCATGTCATTCTCCTTTTGCTTCGACCGAACGGAACGTTCGATACGTGGTTTGTTTCCTGAATCTAGCGGCAAGCGCCGGATGTTCCAACTCAAACTTCTTGGTATCGAATGAGGTGCGGGTCGCAGTCTTCCACGTGCACGCAAGCTGACCGTCAACGTGACCGTACTCAGAATCACCAAGCTGTTGGCACAATCGCGTCTTGATGTCTTTGCATGTCTCTTCAAGGGATGCTATGGTTGCCTGCATCTTGTTGTAGTTCCGGAGCAGTTCTGCACATTCATCATTCAATTCAATGCTCGTGCCTTGCCCCCTGGGAAACAGGTCGGATACGTTTTCATAGTTCATCGACGCATCATCCGGAACCATGCCCATGTCGATGGCTGCAAGAAAGTTGCGGCACTTTTCTATGTGCAGGCGTTTCTCATCACTGGTCACCCTTTGTTCGTGAAACTGCAGGTCGAGGTCGCTGTCGAACACGACCCAGGTGATTTTGTCGACGTTGGCACAGATTGCCTGTTGTACGCCCTGCCAATACCAATGGTCCGGCAGTTTGTTGTTCCATCGTTTGCGCGTCGTCTTGATCTCAAAGACCCCGCCGTCGTCATCAATCGCATCGAGCGTGGCAATGAGACGTACGCCGTCCTCTTCGTACACGTGCATGACTACCGGGGTGCTGAGTCCGCGACCCAACAACTTTGCAGCCCAATCCCTTATCGGTGTCTCAAGTGTGTTGCCCCGCATCATCGCCCTGTTCTCTGGCTGTGGTGTCGGTGGGGTGTCCGACAATAACTCGACTGCCAAATCGGCCCCGGTTGTGTACGGGTGACAACCATGCACCGCCGCTGCTACGGATGCAGAAATCCTGGCGAGATTGTTCTCGTCCTTCCATCTTGTTGCAAGCCACTGTTCGCTCCCGTGCGCGGGCTTCTTGATTGTTCGGTTGTTCATGTTTCTCCTTTGGGTTTTAGCTGGGTTGACTCCAGTTGGGTTGTTCAAGCACGACGATTTTTTTGACCATCGCGCATGGTATGTGCGTAATCATACCGACCGTTTCCATTTCCGGCAACTCGTCCGGCATGTAGGAACCGGTGATCGAGATGTAACCATCCAGGGCATCTGGATAGAGGAAGCCCACCGAAACCACCTCGCATGACTTGGGTTTGTATTCCCGTATGCATATCCAACCGTTCTCTGAGTCAAACGCGTCGGTCCAATGAATTGCAACCAGGGACCACGGGCACGGACTAATCGAGCCAGCAGACATATTCACAGGTCACCCTACCCTTCTCTGGGTCGACAAACATTAGACGCTGCGATGGTTTGCCCACCGCAGCAACAAACGATTTGGCGTATTGATTGTCCGATTCCGGACTCCCGGTGACCCAAATGCGCCCACCATTTGCCATGGTCAAATTTATGGGCGTGTGGAAATGACCAAGAACCGCATCATCAAACTCCATGAACGTAGCCCAAGCATTGCACTTGCGCAATATCGAGTACGACGGAGTCTGTCCACCGAACGAAGGAATCTCGTCGCCATGAACGACCAGGAGTTTGTAGTTGCCAATGGTGGCAATCTGGTACCAGTCGGCGGATTGTTGCCACGTTACGTGCTTGAGATGCGCACACCGTTCAGATGCAATCTTGTATGCCATGCGATCAACGTTGTCCGCGGATGGCATGTCCCCCTTGCGACCAATGCGCCCGTGGTTCCCGTACTCGCACACCACGTGCACCTTGCGGAAATGACCAGCCAGCGCATGCACACATTGCTCGATGATGCTGGCGACAGAGAACAACTGCTCGAACAGGTGTGCCTCGATCTCGTATTGTTGCCCGGGAAACACAGTCAGTCCCTCCACCATGTCGCCACCCAGAACCAACACGCAGTCGTTGACCGGATGATGGGCTCGTTGAATGTCGGTGAGCGCCATGACCTTGTCGACCATTTGTGCCATGCGTTTGCGAAGCACTTCAATGTTGTACGACACCGACACCTTGCCCGCCTGCCAATCCGTAAGATGCACCAATGCAACTTCTGCGCGCCCTTTCTTCTTTGGCTTGTATGGCTTGACGTTTATGCGCGGCTGAACGAGCATTGCCTGATGTGCTGCCTTGTACACCGCATCAACCAGGTCGTCGTTCTTGCGTTTGGCTCTTGCTTCCGCGCGTTGCGCCCGCTGCAAGGCGGCCTTGAGAAGCGATATCTCGTCTTCGTACCTGGCGTCCTCACTCATTGACATCGCTCTGTGTCCTTTCCCTAATTCTTGCAATCGTATTGGGCGCGCACTCGATGCCGCGTTTCTTCAGCGCCTTTGCAATCCCTACGTTGGAGATGTCCGGATCACCAAGCGCGGCAACAAATTCCTTGTAATCCCTTGGTTCCAGTTTGGCGCGTATCTCGTCGTGCTTGCCGGACGACAACGAAAGCGTCTTTGCTTCATCAAGAAATCCCACGACGCACCGTCCTTACCATGTTCAGGCAACCAAGATAACCAATGGCATCGCGCGTGTTGTCCGGTACTTCCAGGCCGATATCTAATTCGTTGGCAATGCGCGAAAGTTTGACTGCGACCATGAACAAAATTGCTTGTTCCGGCGAAAGAGAAACGCCGGTGATCGCCCTGAAAATATCGGCCGTTCTTGAATAGTCGTGGTATGGATGGTTGTATTCTGCTTGTCGCGAGCCGACAATTAGATCATGCGCCTCTCGAACAATTTCAGCGCCTGCGGTTTTCTGTTCCATGCTTCCCCTTGATTAGTTGTTCTGTTTTTTCTATCAGCGCCCACAGTTGGTCTTGGTCGGACACTCCGGGGTATACCTTACGAAGAAACTTCGCCAGTTGCTTCAGTTCCATTTTGCTGTATTGTTCGCCCATTGTCAAGCATCCCCTCCGAGGCGTGGAACTCTAGGTGACTGGTGAGGCGTTCGTCAACCTTGTCCACCTTCGTTTCGATACGGTTTTGGGATTTGTAGAGCATTGTCAGCAGGCCGCGGACGTAGGCGTGGTCGTCGTGGTTTTCCTTGCGGAACTTGCTGATGGCTGCGACGATGATGCCGCCGACTGCCGTTATTACGGCGACGATGATGCTTGCGACGGCCATGTCCATGTCAAATCATGTTCACCTTAGCAAACGCGGCGGTCACCCTGTGTGGTGTGTCCGCCATTCTCGGTGAGATTTCTACGTGTATCCAGTCGCCGCCTGGTGCGCCGGTGATTGTCGGTTTGTCGTAGACCTGCCATTGTTGGCGGTCGCAACGCCAGCCCCTGCCGAAACCTTCCCAGTAGTCGAGGATCATTTCGACGCCGAGTAGTTGGTTGTTGGCGACGAGGGTGTCCATGATGCGTTCGGCGTGTTTTCTGCCGTTGGATTTGCCGCGCCACGACAAATCCATTGCTCTACCTGTTGCGTGGACGGAGAGACTGGTTTTGCCTTGCATGTTGCGCACGACCCAGGTGCCGTTGTTCCAAAGTGCGCCGCCCGACAGAGCGCAGACTTCGCGGACGAACTGTTCGGTGCCTGGCCGTTTGGCTTTGGCTGGGCCGTCGCTGGTGCCGGTGTATTTACGCGGCTTCACTGCCGCGACCGAACGACGAGTCCTTTGGGTTCGCCCAGCGGAGGAGCGGCGGGAGAAGTGCGGCGACCGCGGCTTTCGCTAGGTCTTCGGGTGCGTAGTTGCCGGTGGCGACGACTGCCGCAACTGCGCCAACCACGCTGCGGACGTATGACGCGAGGGCTGCCTTGTGTTGGTTCGAGAGTTTCATTCTTCTGCTCCGTTCTGCGGTGAAACGAACACATCGTTCACCGCATCATAGGTATCACCGATACCAGCGTATTTAGAACGGAAGTTGCCGTTGTACGAAGTCTGCTTCCACACGCCTTCAAATTTCAGTGTGTTGGCGATGAACGCACGACCAGCCGCACAAGTGTCAGGGAATGAGAGTGTCGGTTCGCCGCACACATCGTTGCTCACGCTAATAACTCTCAGCACCGTGTTGTTGTCGTCTAGTTGAGCGAAGTATGCCATTATGACCACCCGATAGTGCCAGAGTCATTGAATACGAACACGTATTCGGTTGCGGTTACAGTCACGCTTTGGGCTGTGCACGTTGTTGGAAACTTTGCACTTTTTAGTTGGCGAATGACAACAACACCTTTACCGCCAGCACCACCAGCGCCGCTAGCGCTTGCCGCGCCACCGCCGCCACCGCCTCCTAGATTTATTGTTCCTGACGATCCGGCTCCCGACGATGATCCAGCACCGCCACCGCCAGCGCCGCCGCCGCCTGCACCAGTCGTTGCGCCACCACCACCGCCGCCAGCATAGGTAGTCGAAGTACCGGTTATTGCGACTGCTACACCGTCGCCGCCCTCACCTGCGCCGTCTGTACCACCGATTTCAGCAGCACCACCGCCACCTCCAGCCACAAACGCAGACGAGCCGCCACCATTAGAACCAGCGAAACCTTGATTGGTTGTGCCTGCCGCGCCTGTGCCAGCGCCGGTACCACCAGTCGAAGCGCCACCGCCACCTGAACCACCTGTGGCGGCTGCAACCGACGTAGCACCTCGACCACCGCCAGTCGATGTAATCGTTGTTAGACCTGTACCAGCAATAGAACTATCTGTTCCGCTTGTCGAACTAGCACCACCACCGCCAACCGTGATTGTGTAAGTGACACCGCTCGTAACGCTAAAAGCGGTTTCGAGTGAACCGCCACCGCCAGTAGCTGTGACTGTGCTACGCAGACCACCAGCACCACCACCACCGCCGTTGTATTGTCCACCAAGACCAGTACCGCCGCCGCCGCCACCAGCGACGACTAGATAATCAACCGTCGAAGGGATTGCTTCGCCACTTGCTAGAAAAAATGTGAAGGTTGACGCCGACAGTGCAACGAGCGTGCCGCCTCCGTATTGCGCCAATGCAAGTGAGCCCGCTGTGTTGATGGTGACGCCCGCACCTGCCGTAATGGTCGAGGTGCCTGCGCCCTTGTTCGCGATGAAGATCGTGTCGCCTGCCGAGAAGATGGAGTTGTTGACGGTGACCGTGTTGGCTGATGCGACGTTCATCACCACACGCTTATTGCGGTCACCAGCCACAAGCGTGTACGAAGCAGTCTGATCGTTGATAGGAGCATTAGCAAGCTTCGACGCGTCAATCGCCGCCGCCGAACCAATGTTCGCATCAGCAATCGTCCCCCACGACGCATCCGTACCATCCGACTTCAACACCGTATTCGCAGAAC